CAGATCGAGGAGATAGCGTTCGACAGGTGGGGGGCAACCCAGCTCAGCTCCGAGCTGATCGAGGAGGGGTTCCCGCTGGTCCAGGTCGGTCAGGGCTACGCCACGATGGCAGCACCCACACGGGAGCTGCTGCGGCTGGTCGCTGCGGGGACCTACCGGCACGGGGATAACCCCCTGGTCCGCTGGCAGGCCGCTAACCTCATCGTTAAGCAGGACCCTGCTGGCAACCTCAAGCCGGATAAAGCCAGGTCGGCCGACAAGATCGACAGCGTTGTTGCCGCCGTGATGGCCCTGGACCGGGCGTTGCGGCACCAGGCCGTGCAGCCCGAGGAGGACTACGCGGCGGCGGGGTTCTGAGGAGGACCTATGGACATGACCGAGCTGGAGGCCCTGAGGGCAGCAGCCCAGCGCAAGCTGGACCGGCAGGCTGCCGTGGCGGCTGGCTACCAGGCGTACTACGACGATGAGAGCGGCATCATCGCCCTGATGGACACGGAGGAGCGGCGGACCTTCCGGGCGCTGCTGGCCGAGGCCAGGGCCAACCTCGCGGAGCTGGTGGTCAACGCGGTGGCCGAACGGCTCCAGGTCACCGGGTTCCGGTTCGGCAATGAGGAGGACTCCAGCGCGGCCTGGTCCATCTGGCAGGCCAACAGCATGGACGCCGACGCCGAAATGCTCCAGACCGATGCCCTGACCCAGGGCTCCAGCTTCGTGCTGGTCCAGCCTGATGAGTCCAGCCCCGTGGGGGTGACCATCAGCCCTGAGTCAGCCCTCCAGGCGACGGTCCTGTACGAGCCAGGCAACCGCCACCGCCGCCGAGCTGGTTACAAGCGCTGGACCGATGAGGCCACAGCAGGCCGCACAGAGGTCCTGATCACCCCCGACGAGATAGTCACCTGGCTGCCCGCGACCAACCGCAGCCGCCCCCTGGTCGAGCCGAACCCGGCCGGGGTGGTCGGCATGGTCGAGCTGGCCCCCCAGCCCCGCACGATCGGCCCGCCCAGGTCCGAGCTGCTGTCGGTGATCCCGATTCAGGATCGGGTCCACACCACCCTGTTTAACCGCTCGGTGTCGGTGGACTACGGCGCTAACAGGCAGGTCTGGGCGACCGGCATCAAGGTGGCCCGCGAGGTCATCAAGGCCCAGGACGGGCAGGAGGCCACGAAGGTCTCCCGGCCCTTCCAGATCGGGGCCAACCGGCTGCTGACCAACGAGAACCCAGACGGCCGGTTCGGGTCCATCGCGGAGTCCAACCTCCAGGGCTACCTGGACGCCGTGAAACAAGATGTCGAGCTGCTGGCCTCCATCACCCAGACACCCGCTCACTACCTGCTGGGCACCGTGGCCAACCTGTCAGCCGATGCCCTCAAGGCGGCTGAGGCTGGCCTGGTGTCCAAGGTGCGGCGGCGTGCGCTCCACCTGGGGGAGGACTGGGAGGAGGTCATCAGGCTGGCCCTCCAGTTCATCGGGTCACCCGCCGCGGCCGATGTCTCCGCTGAGGTCATCTGGGGCGACTTCGAGACCAGGACCGAGGGCCAGCTAGTCGATGCCCTGGTCAAGATGTCCACCCTGGGCGTGCCCCGCGAGGTCCTGTGGGAGCGGTGGGGCGCGACACAGCAGGAAATCGAGCGGTGGCACGAGCTGAACGAGGGCACCCCCGAGCCCGAGCCCCAGCCTGAGCCCCAGCCAGCACCAGCCGCCTAGTCAGGAGGACCCGTGACCACACCCCCAGCCCCAGCGCCGCCAGCCCCAGCTCCTCCAGCTCCAGCTCCTCCTCCAGCTCCTCCAGCTCCTCCTCCAGCTCCTCCCAACGGTGCCCCCACCGCTGAGGACCTGGCCAAGGTCACCGCCGCGCTGGACGAGGAGCGCAAGGCCCGTAAGCGGCTGGAGGCAGACCTGGCCAAGGCCCAGCAGCAGGGCATGACCGACGCCGAAAAGGCGATAGCTGAGGCCAAGGCAGCAGGCCGCGCCGAGGCAGCCCAGGAGGCCAACCTCAAGCTGGCGGCTGCCGAGTTCAGGGCCAAGGCAGCAGGCCGCATAGCCAACCCGGACGCGGCCCTGGCAGCCCTGGACCTGGCCAAGCTGCTGGGCAAGAACGGGGAGCCCGACACCGCCGCCATCGCGGCCCTGGTCGAGCAGCTAGCCGTGGTGCCCCCGCCGCCGCCAGCTCCCGGCTACATCCCGCCTGGACCCCGCGAGCCCTCACCCCCAGGCGGGGACGAGACGGACTTTATCCGGCAGATCAGGCGGCGCTAGGGTAGCCAGGTGGCTGACCCACCCGAGGAGGACCCGCCCGAGGTCCTGTGCCTGACCTGCCTGCGCCGCCCCTCCCGCCCAGGGTCGGCCTACTGCTCGGCCCTGTGCCGGGTCCTCCACGCGCTCAGGCTGACGTTCCTGGGCCTGGTCCTGCCAGCCCTGGGCCTGGTCCTGGTGGCCTGTGGCACGTCCACAGCGAGCACCAGCCCCACTCCAGCGCCCAGGCCCCTGAGCTGTGCCTGGTACACCCCGACCTATGGCAGCCAGCAGGTCCTAGTGTCCGCGACCGGCCCGGTCTGCCAGTCCCCGGCCCTCATCGAGCAGGTGGCCAAGTGGAGCAAACGGGCGTGGCTGACCACCAGCCTGGTGCCCAAGAGCCAGGATGACCTGTTCGCCCAGGTGGCCCATGCCGGGTCAGTGGTGCGTGTCTGGTTCACCGGGAACGACCCGCCGACCCTGACCACGGCCGGGTATCTGGCCGATGACCTCCAGGCGGCTGGCTGGACTCCCGAGCTGCCCCAGGCGTAGCCTGACCCCGATGCCTGGCGGCGTGAGGCCCCAGGCAGCCGGTAGCCGACTCCGGGCGCTTCACGAGGAGTGATTCCGAGGCCGGGCAGCCAGGCGGCGTGATGCCCCTGCCTGCCAGGTGGCGCGCAAATGCGGCGTGACAATCCCAACCCGTCACGTCGAGAGGAGGCGGCCACCGATGCCGCCTGTTGTGCCACCCACATACGACTACTCGGGGGTCATCCCCCGCGAGATGGCGGCCCAGATCATCCAAGAGGCTGCCCAGTATTCGACCGTGCTCCAGCTCGCCAACCTGGTCCCGATGGGCACCCAGATTAACGAGCTGCCGATCCCCAAGACCCTGCCCAGGGCGGCATTCGTCAACGCCCCTGGCGGGCGCAAGCCGTTCACGGAGCTGGCGCTGGAGGCCCAGGTCCTCAGGGCTGAGGAGGTCGCGGCGGTGTCCGCGATCCCCGACCAGTACCTAGAGGACGCGGTGGTCAACATCTGGGGGTTCGTCAGGCCGCGCCTGGCTGAGGCCATCGGCCTGGCGCTGGACGACGCGGTGATCTTCGGCACTGGAGCGCCGCCCAGCTACCCGACCGGGGGCATCGTATCCAACACGTTCAGCCAGGCGGTAGCTGCTGGCACGGACGCGGTGGACGCCATCAACCAGGGCATGTCCCTGGTGGAGGCCCAGGGCCTCGGGGTCACCGGCCACGCGGCGGACCTGACCGCCAAGGGCAGGCTGAGGGGCGTCCGCGATGACACCGGAGCCCTCCTGCTGGGCGTGACCCAGGCCGACCAGGCCACCAGGCCCACCATCTACGGCCTGCCAGCCAGCTATAGCTCCTGGCCGCAGACCGTGACCACCACAGACCTGATCACCGGGGCCTGGAATTACCTGATGATCGGCGTGCGGCAGGACATCAGATACACGATGGACCCCAACGCCGTCATCGCGGATGCCGCAGGCCAGGTCATCGTGAGCGGGTTCCAAGACAACGTGACGCCCATCAAGGTGTGGGCCAGGTTCGCGGCTGCGATCGTGCGGCCAGTGACCCCCCGCCAGCCTGGTGGAGCCCGCCCGTTCGCCCGGATGAACCTGAGCGCCATCGCCCCGCTGGGCAACGAGTCGGAAGTGGTCACCGCCAAGCGCGGCGCGGCCAAGGACTGACCGATGGCCCGCCCTGCTGCGACCTGCGCGGAGTGCCGGGCACTGGTGGCTGAGGACCAGATGGCCCTACACCTGGCCTGGCACGCCGGGCTCCAGACCGCCCTGGCGAACCACCCGCACGGCCCGGTCACGGCTGCTCGGAGCGCCGCGAAGTGAGCACACCTGGCAGCCCTCCAGCGTGGGAGTCCTGGGCACCGCCCCTGAACCCGCCCGCGTCTGGAGGGCTGCCCCAGGACCAGGCCCAGGCCATCGCTGACGCCTGGTGGGAGGAGGACCCGCACCTGTGCGCCGCGCTCCAGTGGGAGGCATACGCGGCCACCCTGCCGATGACGCCCACGGTCTCCCAGGTGGCCACCGGAGCCCAGTCGGTCAGCTACAGCCCGGCCCTGCCAGGCGGGTCCTACGGCCTGGCGATGGCCCGCGCCACCTGGCACCGCTCGTTCACCACCGCCGTATCGGTGCCCCTGGAGCTGCCGC